ATGGAACCCACACCCTGGTAGAGAACGGTTGCCTGTGTGGACTCAACCCTAGCTACGCTGACCAGTTCACCAACTGGCAGCAGGGGTTCTCAGTCATAGAGTACTCACCCAAGTCTGGTGACTTTGAGGTGCACATGCACGGCATCGTGGATGGTGAGATGATAGTAGGCGATCGGATCTACAAGGCAGAGTGACATGGCTAAACAAGAGGCTCCACGGTACGACAAGTACATCCCTGAGAGGGACTACAAAGATAGGGACCATGAGCCCTTCCGGGAAGGTGTGCCCGACATGTGTGGTAGCTGCAAGCACTACTACAAGAACATACATGCGAAAGGTATGACCGACGTAGAGTTCCCTCCTAACTGCCAGGGACATGTGACTGATCCCATTCAGTTCCTGGAGAAGGACGACTTCAAGACTGAGGAAGATTTCACCAACGCCATGATCTCCATGGACCCCATAGCCTGGGCTATCCAGGAGCTAGGGTGGGAAGCACGTTGGTACCAGGAGGAGATGCTAAGCTGCACCGCCAAGTACAAGGTGATGAGGTGTGGTCGTAGAATTGGCAAGACTGAGGGCGCGTGTGTGGCTCTGCTGCATCACGTCATGACTCACAGTGATCACGCTGTACTAGTCCTCGCCCCGTATGAAGCTCAGGTAGCCAACATCTTCCAGATGCTACGCAAGCTAATGAAGAAGAGTGTCATGCTGACTCAGTCACTGGCCAGAGACACCCTGAACCCTCACCGCCTTGAGTTCAAGAACGGCTCGTACATCCTAGGCTTCTCTGCTGGTAGTAAGACTGCTGCACGGTCAGACAAGGTTCGTGGACAGGACGCCCACGTGATCTACATCGATGAGTTCGATTACATCCCTGACTCTGACATAGCAGCTGTGGGTGCTATCATGATGTCACACCCTGACTGTAGGCTGTGGGCCACCTCAACTCCCACGGGTGCTCACAAGCGGTTCTTCGCTATCTGCACTGACAAGAACCTAGGCTACAAAGAGTTCTGGATGACCTCCAAGGAGCTACCCCACTGGGATGCCAAGATGGAGCTAGAGGCCAGGCGTGAGAACAACGCGGTCTACGGAGACTCCCCCGACTGGCAGCATGAGATCCTAGCTGAGTTCGGTGACCAGATAGCTGGTGTGTACCGCAACAGTATGATCGATGCAGCACTACAGGACTACGAGCTAGGTACCGCCGCACCAAAGGATAGGGGCAAGTACATCCTAGGTGTAGACTGGAACAAGACAGAGGGCACCCACATGGTCATTTTGGAGTGGAGCGGTCAGTTCAAGCTTCTGGACAAGATCATCATCCCACGCGGTGAGTTCACTCAGACCCTAGCTGTCGAGAGAATCATTGAGCTCAACGACAGGTGGAAGTTCAAGGGCATCTACGTAGACAGAGGCTATGGCTCTACACAGGTGGAGATGCTGAAGAGACACGGCATGCGGCACCCAGAGACCAACCTGCACCTGAACATGCAGGACTTCGCTATGCAGGAGATGATTGAGATCAGGGACCCCTCTACGGGCGCTGTTATCAAAAAACACTCGAAGCCCTTCCTAGTCAACTCCATGGCCCAGCACCTAGATGCCGGTCGTATGATCCTTCCTAGGTCTGAGGATACAAGGATAGTGGGCAACGAACAAACCCTGGGCGTTGTCCAGCAGATGCGTAACTACTCCATTGAGGGTTACTCTGTGCACGGGTTGCCCAAGTACAGTCAGGGGCAGGACCACACTATCACCGCTCTCATGCTAGCTGTCGGTGGGTTCGACCTGAACTACAGTGACCTTACCAGAGTGAACCTAGCTGGTCACGTAGTCATAGGTCCTGGGTTCGGACAGACCGAGGCTGAGTACAATGAGGAGAACTACGGAGCCAGTGGCATCCTGAAGGACCTTAGAGTGGCCTCCACCAGAGGTCTAGACAAGGCTTCGCCCATGTTAGGGTATGCGAACAACGCGGGTTCCGTCAGGGACCAGCACAGAGCTCGTAACAACCTGGATGAGAGGATACGTAAGGGCAAGGGCATTGGGGACTACTCCCGAGCCAACATAGCTGGGACACCACGGAAGAATGTCTAACGATCTGGAATACGACGGCAGACCTGAGCTGACTAGGCGAAGGGAACTAAGGGAGGTCCCAGTAGGGGATCCTCTGTCTGCTGCTCCACCCCCGGACGAGTTCGACCCCATTGACGAGGCTGTAACCTCCCTGTTCACCAACCTGGGTAGAACATACCTCAAGGGTCGCAAGCTACAAGAGGGTCTGGGCCTAATGGAGCCCACCCAGTTCATTCCCATCTCACCAGACGCTGATCTGGTGTCACGGTCCGCTGAGAGACTCAGTGAGGAGGAGTCGGCTGGTGGTACCATCATTCCCTTCACACTCTACCAGGCCTGTGTGAACATACTGGCTGATAAGCAGTGGCAGGTACGACGCACCTATGAGAAGGTGGACATGCCTGCTGACGGTGAGTCAGCTCAGAAGTACAGGACCGTCCACTACGACAACGAGGGTGAGGACCTAGGTAACATGCTCAGTGCGTTCCTGACAGGGGATGCTATCGCTGGGGCTGTGTTGATGGCCTTCTCCGTCTCGCCCACGCAGTTGACTGACTACAGTGCCCTGACCTCCAAGGAGTCAGGTGCTAAGGCTAGCCAAGGCATCAAGGTGCCGGTGGGTATAGCCCTGCTGATAGAGCTAGGAGTCAAGGCTGTCCGCATCATACAGATGCTCAAGGACGTTGGTCAGTCTGGACCGTCCATTGATCAGATAGTCCAGGACATGGCGAACCCTACCAAGAGGAAGAAGGTCCTAGATGACGCAGGTATGGAGCCAGACAAGTTCTACAAGGCGTCCCGTGGTGACGATGCCAAGGTGATACTGGAATACTGCAAGGACTACATCAACAACAACAAGCCCTCGGACCCAACAGTCTTCGACCACTGGATCGCATACGGCAATGTAGCAGCTCGCAACAACCTACTGCGTAGTGCATTGGACACAGCCACTAACTACTCCAAGGACTTCTCCGACGCATTTGACAAGGACGCAGCTAAGCCTGGTGTAGGTGGCAACCTCATCCAGAACTTCTCTAGTAACAACCCTCATGGACACATCAGTGCTGAGATAGGTTCACACTACAATGACCTAGACAGAGAGTCAGATTCGGTATTCGATCAGATTCTTAACACCTTCATGTACCAGGTCACTGATGCTGACCTATGCTGCCTAGTGGAGATCTTTGGTAGCATGGACACAGGAGGTCTGAAGCTAATCTCACAAATCCTGAAGATTCTAGCCACTGACCTACAGGCTGAGCTAGCTATACTCCAGGACGCCTTCCTCAGGCTCCTAGTAAACGCTGCCACCTCAGCGGTCTACGCAGTCATAGCCCGCCTCAACAAGGTAGCAGACGATCTGGGCACGCGTATGATCGAGTCCATCGAAGACATTCAGAAGGAACTAGGGTTCGAACTGGATCACTGCCCCACCTTCAAGGACATAGGCATCGCCCTGGCCTTTGGTATCGACGGTATCAGAGGCAAGGTAGGTCTCATGCTCATGGACATACTGAGCTACACCGAGCAGTTAGGCTCTTCCAGGGGTGTAGGTGTATCATGGGATGTACCAGCCGAGAGAAGACATCTCTTGACAATCGCTAAAATCTTCGACGTACTCTCTTCAAAGTTAGATGCCGCAAAAGCTTGTGAGAGCAGTGCGGATGATGCTCCTTACACCGTAGACCAGATAGTAGGAGAAGCAAAGGATCAGGCAGCCCATGAGATCATTCACACCCTCCTGGACAAGAGCCCTCCTAGCATCCAAATTTCTGATGATGATGTCAAGAAATACTTTCCTAACTTGGTTCCCAGCAAGAGCCGAATGTTCGGGTTCGTGTATGGTCCAAAAACGATCTTCCCTGACCTCGTAGGTCAGAGAGCTGAGACGCTAAATAATTGCGGAGTCGAAATGACGGAAGAACGGAGACAGAACTTTCAAAAAGTTATCTCCAACGCCATGACAAACAGATTCAAGCAAGATGGCTAACCCACTAAAAGACGTCCTGAGCCTCATTGGTATTGGTAGAACCAAGCCCAGTAGCATCCTCGGAGACGCTAAAACAATACCCACAGTACAGACGGACATATCGCTTGCAGTAGGAGACCCCGGCAGTGCCACTAGCGCCGTGAGATCCCGAGCTAAGGCGTTAGGGCGAACACTGAGCTACGAGTTCCAAGGACCTAGTAAGATCCAGAGGAGCGGGGTAGGCAAGTTCGTTCCACCTGTACACGACCTAGCCGAAGTAGCTAGAGCTGCGGACGTAGAACCCTACATTGACCAGTCCATCCGTAAGCACAGGGAGATGATCCTCAAAGAGGGTTACGAGGTCACTGGTAACGACGACGCAATGGTGGAGTACATCCGTGCCCGCCTGTTTGAGATAGCACTGGTCACAGGCATACCAACCGAGTCACTGATACGTGAGGGACTGACTAACCTAGTCAAGTACCACAACTCAGCATACGTAGTGCGTAGAGACCTAACCAGGTCCAAGGGTCGGAAGATCCGGATGTACGGCAAGCTGATGGAGCCGATAGCTGGTATCTTCGTCCTAGACCCCACCACTATGGAGGTCAAGGTTGACAAGTACGGCACCCCCAAGAAGTGGCAGCAGAGTATCGGCAATAGTGCGGGCAGTGGTATCGATTCATCGGTCAAGAGATTCAATCCAGAAGACGTTGTCTTCACAACTATGGATAAGGTAACGGGTTTCACCTTTGGTGTGCCGTACATTATCCCAGTACTAGATGATGTCCGAGCTCTAAGACGCCTCGAAGAGCTCGCTGTCATGTTGGCCTCCAAAGAGGTCTTCCCTCTGTACCACTACAAGGTTGGTACCGACGCCCTCCCTGCTATGCAGATGGAAGGTGGCGGTGATGAGGTGGACCTTGTTAGAGGGGAAATACAGAACATGCCACTCCAAGGGAACCTAATCACCAGCCACAGACACGAGGTCAGCCTCGTTAGCAGTGAAGGTGGTGCCCTAGACATCAATCCGTTCCTAACCTACTTCGAAGCCCGTGTGATGGGTGGACTGAGACTCTCTGCCCTAGACCTGGGCCGTGGAGGTTCCGCCAACCGCGCATGCTACTCAGGAGACACCGAGACACTCACTGACAAGGGCTGGAAGAACCACTGGGACATAGACACAGAGAACGACCTCATTGGGACGTTCAACCCCGACACGCAGCAGCTTGAGTTCCATAAGGCAGAAAGCAAGCATGTTTACCCTTACTCAGGAAAGATGTATCACTTCAAATCCAGGGCAACTGACGTCCTGGTTACTCCAGACCACGACATGTGGCTCAATCTTGACTCCGAGAGTGAGTGGAAAAAGGTACATGCTGAAGATATCCCGGAAGAAGGAACCTTCCAATTCCAGTCACAGGCCGAATGGAATGAGCAGGGCAAGTCACTAGAGCCTCTCCAGTTCGGAGACCACACAGAGGTCCCGGCTGACACGTGGCTCAAATTCCTCGCGTACTTTATGACGTACGGGAAGGTGACACCCTCTCGAAACGAGATGAAACTGATCATCCGCTCTCGACCAGTCGCTGAGACACTAAAGGAATTCATCAAGTCGCTGCCCTTCGAGTTCAGAGTCTACGACAACCCGGACTACATCAAGTTCGCAGTCAACGACATTGAGCTAGTCAAGCACCTGTCCATGGTCTGTTCATGCCGAACGTATCCAAAGCGGATCCCGTACTACGTCATGAATGCATCTGTGACCGATCTCAAGCTATTCTTAGATGAGCTCGTGCCTACCGAACCATTCGCGGGTGCTACTATTTACTACGCTCGGACATACTCCCTTGCGGGACAGGTACAGGAGATAGCCTTCAAGCTAGGTTACAGTTCCAAAGCCCTGGAAGACACACGCAAGCCACGAGTCATGATCTCTCAGGCAACTGAGGTAGAGGATCTGAGCCAAGACAACATCAGTCAGCTGGATTACGACGGTGACGTGTACTGCTTCAGCGTTCCTAACCACCTGTTCATTACCCGACGCAATGGCAAGATCGCCATTCAGGGTAACACGGCTACCAACATCAACAAGAATGTCCAGGACGCAGCCAAGGATTACCAGCAGGCCTTCTCTACCTCCCTCTCCTATGGGTTGATACTGCCCTTGCTACTGGAGGGAGGCTTCAATGTCACGCACGACAACATGGTGTTCCTTACCTTCCCGGCTATTGACCGTGAGGAGCTAAGAGCGCACCAGAACCATGGCCTCCAGATGATGCTGGCCAACGCTGAGAGCTGTGATGGGTTCCGTAAGGACTACCTGAACAAGCCACCTATGACTGACGAGGAGAAGAAGGATACTCCACGTAGCTACGATGCCGAGGTTGATGAGAAGATGGTGCGCGTAGCTGCTGCTGTAGCACCTAAGCCTGCTGCCGGTGGTAGCAGTAGTACTTCCAAGAAGAGTACTAGCACTTCTACCAAGACAGCCAACAACAAGGGACAGCCTCGTAACCAGTCAGGCAGCAAGCCTGCCAAGACACGGAGCAAGGCCAACGACTATGTGACCTCCGTCCGCTCCGAGTTTGACTCCTTCCGAGAGAAGGTGGTCATGCTAATGGAGTCTGACCAGGATGAGGTGGATGTGTCGGCCCTAGACCTAGCACTAAGAAACACATTTGGTCAATTGGTCACCAACTGCATGACATCAGGCAAGAAATACTTGCAGGACATAGTGGAGGAAGGATGTAACCTATTGTGTGACCAGGCTGAAGACTCTGATGAAGAGATCATCATAGGGCGTAGAGCCATGACCAGGTTCTACACAAATTGCGTAGAAAAGTCGTTCTGGAAGACGGTAAGTCCTTACCGTGACCAGATTTGCGGGTGTTCACTGCCCGATGAGGACGGTAACAGTCCTCGGTACATGGCCTATGGAGCCTTGTCCTCAATGTGGGTGTCCCTAGAGCGGCTAGTCCGTGACCAGGCACACGCAGCAAAGCGGTTCGGATTTGCAAAAGCGTCTCGTACCCTCGGGTATGTTAGCATGCAGTTGGAAAATCCTGAATCGAATGCTCGCAAAACAATTGAGCTAAACAAGGGCCCCATTGTTTACAGAAATTTGATACCGGACCTAAATGATGAGTACACAGAGCTCCATCTCGGTAGCAAGTTGATAGCGGATCCTACTGATGTCGGAGAATAACTTGCACGAGATTCGATTCGTGGACCAGACAGTCATCGACCAGCCCATACGCACGTCGGTATTGTCGGATGCGCACGAGCTACTACAGAGTGCCGAAGACGGTACCCTG